GTAAGCAGTTACGAAGGCCCCGGCAGCCACGATGATTGTCTTGATCGGACCGGGCAATGCTGCAAAGGCATTGGTCAGGGCAATCAGACCTTCAGTGATGAAGTTGACCGCTGGCAACAAGACCTTACCAAACTGGATGGCCAAGTCTTCCAGAGCAGAGATGAACCGACGCTGCACAGAGAATGCTGTGTCGTCCATGGTCTTCTGCATGACATCAAGCGTGCCTGCCGCCTGGATCATGCTGGTCTCTAGGGCAAAGAACTCTTCTCTGTTCTCTTGCAACACAGGTACCGCCGATGCCGCACGCACACCGAAGCGCTCAATGGCTTCTGTCATGGTCATCGTGCCGTTGATCAGCTCAATGAACTTGTCGTGTGTGTTGCCACCCTCCTCAGCCAACTTGGCCAGGATCATACGCAAACGTGTACCAGCGATAGAGCCCTTGACGCCACGGTTGGCCAGCACGCCCATGGCGGCACTGATCTCCTCCATGCTTACGTTGCTGATGGCTGCCTGTGAGCCGGCGTACTTCATAGTCTCAGCAAACGACTCAAAGTCAAGAGCTGACTGGCTAATGGCAACCGCGATGACGTCGTTGACCTGACCCACCTCGGACACGTCCTTGTTGAACGTACGAAGGGTAGAACCAGCAATCTCAGCAGCACGTCCAAGGTCAGAGCCCGTGACCTGTGCAAGGCTCAGGGTGCTCTCGGTGACCGCCGTGATTTCACTAGCTACGAAGCCGAGCTTGGCGTACTCCTCCTGAAGCTGTGCAACAGAGGTGGCCTGGAAGATGGTGCTTGCACCGAGCTCCTCCGCGTTCTTCTGTAGTCGGTTGAAGGACTGTGCAGTGGCCCCGCTGATGGCCTGAACACGTGCCATCTGGTACTCAAACGAGGTGGCTGTGTCGACGACCTGACGACCAACCAAAGCCAACGGGACAGACAAGCCCAAACTGAGCTGCTGCCCAGTTCGTTTCATCGCTGCTGCTGTACGCTTGGTAGTTTTCTCGGCGTCGCTCAGGGACTGCTCAAATGCCCTAGTGTTGAGCAGCAGTAACGCACTAAGCTTACTTATCTGTTTTTCTGCCATCCTGGAAGTTTTTGGCCCATGTGGCCGTAAGATCCTTCTGTTCAGGCGTCATCGAATGAACAAACTTTGCTTTTTTCCGTTGATCTTTGTACGGAATAAACGAGTCCGCCGTGTAAGGACGTGGTGTCCTCTTTGGGTCTCTGTTCATGTTCGCATGCAGAGCCATCATAGAAGCAGTGTGATTCCACTGCCTCTTGTCTTCCTCCATGAATGACTTCGAATAACTGGCGTACTCGAAGAAGGTCAACGACCAGAACTGCTCAGGAAGCAACCCCAAGCTCAGGCCCTCGACATACAACGAATGCCAGTCTGCCGGGCCCTCGCCCTGATCGCTTACTTCTTTCCCGCCTCTTCGTCGCCTACAGCCTCACCTGCGAAAGCCTTGCCGATCAGCTCGGTGTAGCGTTCCAGTGAGCTCACGTCACTTAACAGCTGAGAAGCGAAAAACTCGTACTCCGGGAGGGAGTCGAGCTTTCCACGTGTGCTGTAAATGTTGTTCAGGATGCCGTAGTAAATGACCTTGGTAATCGCCGTCAGGCTCTGGTCATTAAGGTACGCATCCATCTCGGTGAACTTGAGATTCTCACGTTCACACAGAATGCGAAAGGCATTCATCGACAGATGGCAAGTGTGTGACTCCTCGCCAATCTGTACTTCAAACTTCCCGGAAAGTTGGTTCATCGTCAGCTATTTGCTGACAAGTTACAACATTCCGTAGAACTTTCTATCAGGCGATGTTGATTGGATCTTCAGTCAACTCCACAGTAGCGGAGAATGTCGCGAAGTCGTCCACACCAGAGCTGATCTCAAAGCTGGTGATGAACCCCTTTCCGCCGTAAGCTGTGCCGTTGGAGTCGGTGCTCGCCCAGACCGCAGTGATCTCGTCCTTGCCGACAGCCTCGTCGAACAGCTTCTTGAGGTCCAAGCAGTCGGTGATGGTGTCCCAAGACGCCACACCTTCGACGTTAAGCGTGGTGCTGGTTGTGCCGACGCCGTAGCCACGTGTAGGGGCCAAGCTAGGAGCTGTGCCTGCTGTAGCCGCCGTGGTCGCCTTGTAGTTGACCTCGTAGGTGGCGTTGCTTACGCTGATGCTTGCAGAGGTGCTGTACATGACGGGCACCAAGGCTGGAGAGGCACCAGATGTTCCTGCGGGGTTAGATGAGAATGTACCGGCTGCCTGGTCAATGTACAGGGCCACCGTATTTGCGTTAATCGTTGCCATTATGCGTCAAGGTCTACGTAGACAGGGTTGCCTTCCAATTCGAATGAAGCTGAGAAAGTGACGAAGTCGTCCATACCTGCGGTAAGCTCGAAGCTTGTGCAGAAACCAACACCACCGAGCCCAGCGTCCTCAGATTGTGTGGTGACCCAGAAGATACCGATACGAGTCTTGTCCTTACACAGAGTGAAGAGCTCGTCAGCATTTTGTGATTGAGCGGGGTCATATACACCCTCAACGTTCAAAGTGGTACTTGTAGTGCCCACTGCGAAGTCACGAACTGTGCTTTCGTTAGATTCGTCGGTGATGTTGACGGCCTCGAATGTGCTGTTGGACATGCTGATACTAGCAGATGTCACACCGGTGACTGAAAGATAGCCAGTCAGCGTGTCTCCGATGTCTGAGGCGTTGTTTGTCAACTCCTCCTTGTACTTAAGCGTACAGGAATTTCCTTTGATAGCTCCCATTACTCTGTGTTATGATGCAAGATTAGATTTGTGAATGCGCTAGGGCTCAAACTTGGTTCGATTACGGATACACGAACACGCTAAAGCTCAAAGCTACGATATAGAAGTCGTGAAGCTCGTGGGCGTCTGTCATGACGTCTCCGATGCTCACTTGTGCGATTTTGTAAGTCTCACCCTCGACAACCTTGGTGCCGCTAAACTCAGACAGCGCTGACTTGACCTGCTCCTGGATAGACCAGGCACTGTGAAGCTGCGTGTCTGTGATGTACACCATGACGTTGTATACCTCCTGGTGGACGCCGATGTTGTTGCGGTCGAACTCGGTGCCCTCGAGGTCTACAGCGATGTATGGGCGCTGCGTACCCTGACGAGCAGATACTAACATGATCTTGTTAGCAGGGCATAGGTCGGTGACTGCCGCAGTGTCGATGAGTATTTGGCGAATAACGTGTATCATGACTTGTTCATATCGTCGGCGAGCTTGTTGAGGATGCGCCGCATTTTAACACGAATACGCTCAGGATACTCATGCTTTGTACGATCAATAGCAGGCTTGATGAACGGACGAGGACGTGACCCGTGGTTGATCTTATCAAGCCTCAACACCGCCCGCTTACGGAAGCTGTAGAACGTGAAGGGCTGCTTACCAGGCTTGCGCTTCTTGACCTTGCGCTTGGTGCCCAATTCGACCAAGTGTGCGTGGAACGCCCTGTTCTTGCTCTTGCCCCGGATGATCGGACCAGTACGACTACCCACGAAAGACCCAAACCCCGTAGCTACCGCCTTGTTTGTGGCAATTGACTTCTTGAGGCTGCCTGTCTTGCCCCTAGGAGCAAACTGCTTCATCTTCTTCTTCGTCGGGATCATCGCGAAGTTGGTGACCTTCTGCATCTGCCTACGACGGTGCTTGACCGTCATGCCGTACAGGTGCTTGAGCTTGTGCTCGAAGTCAGCCAGCTCGTCGATGTTCAGCTCTACTGTTGGCGCAAACCTTCCGCTCAGCAGCCTAGCCATCAGTACAGCTTGTAGTAGTCGTTGATGTTGGACTCGATGTCGGTGCGTTTAGATGACTTGTCGCTCTGGTAAAGCAACACCTCAGACAGGTAGCCATCAAGACCACGGCCATGATAGCCACAGAACACGAAGTCTGTCCAGTTGGCTGATCCAGTATACACACCCTCATTGACCTCAAGGGCCAACTCGTCATTTACCATAGCGTCGAACAAGTCTTTTCTGTCTGTCGTGCCGCTTACAATCGGCACCTCTGTGCCATTGTAGTAGATCTTGTGTGTGGCGTTAGGCTTTCTCCAACTGCTGTCGATGCCAGTGTTATCATCTTCGTCAGCAACGACGTAGGAGAGCGGGCCTGCACCCTGCGCACCGCCGTGGAACATCAGGTAGTCATTGTCAGTGGGGTTGCGGACAATGAACACCGTCATGGTGTCCACACCAATCAGGTTCGTCGTAGTCGGCGCCATCTTTGATTGCACAGACCCAGATCCTTGAACCCACTTGGCCGTAGGCAAGCCGTTTTGACGGAACACGTTGCCTGAGTCGTCACAGATTTGAGGCTGGTTGGCCTGCGTCAACTGTTCCAAATGGTTGCCCAAACCAGACTGGTCAAGCCACTTCTGAAGGTAGACTGCCGAGCCGTCCGCGTACGTCTCCAGTGCATCTACATCGAGGTTGCCAAACTGGTCAAAGCCGATGCGCTGCACACCACTCTGACCATCACGACGGACATCGCAACAGAAGTTGTCTGCAACCTGGTCGTTGAGCTTTCGGAAGCTATAGGCCCCAAGGTGTCCTCCAGCATACTCCCAGTTATTTGCGATAGGCTTGTCGTGACCGAGGTTGTAGTAGAAGGCCATGTTGTCCGACAAGAGGCGCCTTTTGGAGCTGTTGTCGGTGTTGAAGATGAAGACCTCCTGAACGGTGCCCTCGTAACCAAACATGTTGTTTGTAGCACCGTAACCACTCATCTTGAAGTGGTCCCAAGTAGTGTTATCAGCTCCCTCTGTAATCCTAAGTTTTCTACCGTCTAGGGCAGTGTGTATCTCACCAATCGTCGTCGTGCCATACGTCAGTGACTTTTGCACGTTGTTGACGTGCAGGTCGGGAGTGCCGAAAGACCCGTATATGTTTGTGTCGTTGGGAGAAAGGCTGTTCGCGTTAAATCCATAGCGACCTCCAGCGACACCTCCTGACCACAGCAGGTATCTAGGGTCTTCTGTGTCCGTGATCACATATAAATCAAGGCTAGACTGAGGGTAGGTGTCAGTCGAACCAAAATCTATCTCGTTGAAGATTACGTTGTCAGGAGCCGTGCCTGTTCTAAATTTAATTGCTGGCCTGCCTCCGCTAACGTGCAAAGTGCCCTGATCAACAATCTGAGGCTGGTAATTAAAGTTGCGCTGCTCTACATGGTTGTCGCGACCTGACTGATCGTACCAGCGCTGAATTGTCGCCGTGTGTGGGCCTATGAAATCAAGAAGTGCTTTGACGTCAAGGTTGCCAAAGTCATCGAATCCGATGTCTTCAGAGTCTGAGGTGCCTGTGTTGAACACACGGATGGCAGGCCCTGTGTAGCTAGTCTTCAGCTTACGAAGGCTGTATGCACCCACCGCTGAACTGGCCATGCCAAAGTCCAAGGGCTTCTGATAACCAGACAAGCCATACTTCTTGGCCATGTCACGCTCAATAGGCGTCAAGTCGTCGTAGCGGTTGCCTGTGTACAACAAGAACTCGTAGACCTGGTTCGAGCCAGAGTAGCCGTAGCCATCAGCACCAGTAAGCAGACGAGTGCTTGAGGTCAAGTCCGCATCGTAGACCTCGCCTGTGTTGTCCTCCGCGCCGTCAAAGCGCAACGTAGTGTTGTCGCCATTGGCTAAGACACCGTAAACGTGCGGAACGCCGAAGTTTATACGGTGATAACCACGCAGCTCTTTGCCCTGTGAGAAACGCTGATACATGTTGTTTGGCGACCAAAAGAAGTTGCCGCCGTGCATGATACGCTTGTAGGCAGCGCTGTGTCCCACAGCAGTGATGGCTGTAAATGGCTGGCTTACAGTTACTGGAATGTCGTATGCCGCACCAGTGTTGTCTACAAACACACGTCCGTCAGCGTCCTTTTTGATCACGCCGTCCGCAACGATGGTGCCCATCAGGCTGTAGTCAGTCTGGACGAGGTGGTTTCCCGATCCGCTCTGATCATACCAGGTTCGGACTTTGCCAAAGTTGCTTGGGTTTGTGCCAACCTTATATTTTAGCTTGTCTTCGTTGATGTTGCCTTCGAGGTCAAAATCGACGTCGAATACAGCATCATTCCACGCCTGAACCTGAATCGCTGGCCCCGTGTAGGACGAGTTGAGGCGGCGAAGGCTGTAAGCCATGGTAGCCCCTGTGTAGGTGTCAAGCAGCCCTTCATCAAAAGGCTCCCACAAGCCGTAATAGTCATTGACATTGGTTTCGATGGCTTCACGAGTGCTGTCAGGTTTGAATGACGTGTACAGCACGAATTCGCTCATGTTGATGTCACTGTGGTTCCTGTGAGCTAGTGAGATCTTACCGCGAGAGGTGCGCCTTGCTGTTGTCACCCGACGCTCAATGGCGCCAACGTGCAGCTCGTAATTCACTCCGTCAAAGCGGCTGGCAAACAAACGAGGCTCGTCGCTAAGCTGAGTATGGCTGTTGACAGCCGTGTACATGATGCCGTTACCAATGAACGTATAGCCCAAGTAGGTTTCCCAGAAGTTCAGGTCAAAATGCTCGTACTGCAAGTTCGGCTCATTGACTGCATCGCCAAAGCCGTAAATGCCACGGCGATCCTCACCACTCTCGTTGGTGCCTGGGTAACGCTCAGCCAACACAAACGCCGAGTGAGGCGCTGTGTCAAGCTCAGGGCCGATGTCCAAGAACCTACGGTTGTAGGTCTCAAAGAAGATGCAGATCTCGCCGTCACCGTTGCGCTTGATAACGCCATTGTCTACGATCTGAGGTTGCTTGCTGTGTGTCTCTTCAATGGCGTCGTAGCCATTGCCAGACTGGTCTCGCCAGACCTTGACCCAGCCGTCAGTGCCCTGACAGAACTCCTCTAGGATGTCTGTGTTCAGGTCGCCCGCTGTAGTGAACGGGATGTCAAGCTCCTGGTCGTCACTCTCGCGGCGCACCCGCATAGCAGGGCCTGTGTACAGCGTGTTCAGTCGGCGCACGCTAAACGCCATAGTCGCCCCACTGTGTGTGTCAAGCATGAACACAGGGTTGTTGAGCAACAGCTCAGGGGCAAAGTTGTCACGGCGAAGAGCCAGGATACGGGTGTATTCCCCGTTCTTAAACTCATCGACACGTGTAATCTCGTAAGTGGTGCCGTCATATACGACGACCCAGTTCTCTTTGATCTCGGGACGGAACTTCTTGATGTAGAACTCGGTGCGGGCCTCTACGACAAGCTGCTTGCCGTGGACCTCTTCACCGATGGTGGACCACTCAATGTCGCGACGCTTGGCGTACGCTACAATCTTCTGGACGTAGCTGACCAGGGCAGTCTCACCAAAAGCATTGACGCTCTCATTTGGAGCATACAGCTTGATCTTCTCTCTGAACTTCCCTAGATTCATTAGAACGTCATTTCACGGTAGCGGTTAAGCAGGTGGCGGCTGGTCATAGGAACCTCGTACACGCGGTCGTTGCCTACGTCCTGACGGTTCTCGTAGAAGTGCCCGCAGATCATGAGGAACGCCTGCTTGACGTACTCCGGGACGCTTGTGACGCTGGTCGTGTACGACAAACGATACAGATTGAGCTCTGGGCCGGCTCCTTCCATCTGCTTCATGTGTACACGCATTGGGCTGATCGTGTCGTCAACCTCGTACTTACTGCTGTCGATAGCGACGTAATTGATGCCATCTTTTTTGCGCAGCTCTACATTGCTGAAGCTTGTAGCAATAGCTGGCACCAAGACAACAGGATAGGCGTAGTCCCAGAACGCCTGATGTGAGAATGAGCCAAACTTCACATCGCAGTAGTCCTCGATGTAGTCCCGGGCTGCAAGACGAATGGCTGTGATGTACGAATCATCGTCATCGTAGTCCACACGTAAATGCGTCTTTACTGTGGCCAGATTAGGCAACACGTCAGTGGGTGAACCAGCGACGTTTCTGTCAAGTCTTACGTGGGGATGCGGTCTCATTCTCTAGAAATTAGAAAGCCCCCAACCCCTACCATTAGGAGTCGGGGGCTTTACGATTAGGCTACAGACACGTACTTCGCAGAAGCAGCGTGACCAACTTTACAGTTGGCGTAGTAGTTCATGATCAAACGAGTCACACCTTCGTGCGCACGGGTCACGTTGTCGACCACGAGGTCGGCACCGCCCCAGTAGCAGCAGTACACGTCGTCCATGTTCAACATGAAGAACGCTTGGAGGCTACTCTCGTTAGTGACAGCAGTAGCATCACCACCAGAGAAGACATCAGCGGTAGTCAAAGCAGTGTCTGGGTGCTCGTCACCGTTGATCTGGCTGTGAGCGAACGCCCGGTAGCCAGCGATGCGGTTGTCGGCAGACAAGAATGGGATGCCACCATTGGCGATAGCTTCCTCGCTACGTGCGACGGCCAACTGACCGTGGCTGGCAAAGAATGCAGCGCTGCTGTTCAAAGCGTCAGCAGTACCCATAGCGGCAATCAGATCGTTTGCAGAAGCAAAGTCGATGTCTGGCACAGCAGCGGCAGCACCAGTGCTACGCAACACGCGAGAGCCCTGTGACACGAAATTGGCGAACGCCTCCTTGTCGATCAAACCTCCGCTGTGCTTCCGGAACTGTGAAGCCACGGCAGCGTCGAAGGTGTTGGTAGACGCGGCCAACATCTGGTTAGACACGGCCATCAAAGAAGCGATACGCACGGGATCGATGTCGACCACTGGCATAGCGCTTGCCTCAGTAGCAGCGACATTCTCGCCTTTCTTGACTGTTCCGTCGATTGGCAAAGATGGGAGACGCACAGTACCGGCGACACCAGTGATGCGCTTTGCACCAGCAGCCTCGAGCTGTGACTCAGGCACGAGACCCTGCAAGACGGCCTGCTCCTGCTTACCAGTAGTAGTGCCGTACACAGAGGTGGCACGGGTAGTCATGCCCATTGGGATCTGGATGTGGCCTGTGGGGCTCACACCAGCGGCCTGAAACTCGTTACGAGCTTCCTGAGCCATCTCAGCCTCGCGGCCTTCCAAGCGTCCACCGTTGGTGAACTGGTTGATAGCGTCACGCAAGGAGTAAGCCTTGGCGTGCTCAGCCATTTCCTTTTCCTCAGACTTGGAAGCTGCACCAGCCATAGAACGAGCCATGATGGCTTCGGTCTTCTCGGCGTTTGCAATCTTCTCGTCCAAAGAGAAAATAGACTCGTTGAGATCCGCCTGGCGGGTCTCTTCTTCTTGTGTGAACTCGCGCTCTTCTGTTTTGGCGCCGTCCACGAGCGCCTCCAAGTCAGAGATCAAGGACGCACGCTCTTCCTTCAACTTCAAAGAAGTCTTCATTGTGAAAGGGTTTTGTGATGGTGAATAGAAAGGAGTGCCTCCGCTACCTTCCGCTTGGGAGCTGGCGTTGGCTGGATTTCTTCTTGTGTGGGTGTCTCATCGACGACCTGCTCTGCCTCTTCCAAGGCAGCGATAGCGTCGCGCATTTTGACAGAAGTCTGCGGGTATGCAGGGCTGACCACAGGGCTGACATCGGCGATGCGTGCCAAGCTCTTGATGGTGCGGCGGTAGCTGCCGTCAGACTTTTTCTCGTAATCGTCCTCGCGGACAATGAAGCCGAAGCTGCTGCCGCGGACGTCACCGCGACGGATACTTTCGGCCAAATCTTTGGCGTACGTCTGGTTGCCCAGCTCGAAGCGGTAGTACAACCCGTGGTCGTCTACCTTGACCTCAAGGGTGCCTTCGCCATTGTTGGAACGTGCAAGAGGCATGTTCATGTCGTGATTAAACAGAGCCACGATGTCATCGTTCAAACGACCCTCAAATGCTCCTGGGGCCACAACCTCCTCAACACGCCCAATCATTGTAGGCTCGTTGAAGACAGCAGCGTAACCCTCGACAGTACGACCCTCGTCTGCCAAGCGGATCTCGGTGTTGCTGAACTCAAAGGTCCGGCGCTCGAGATCATTGTTGCGTGTTTCTTCGCTCATATCGTTGGTTTTCAATGTGGCCTCAAGCTCCAGTTCCTCGCTGCGCTTGGCCTTGTTAATCACACCCTTGCACCAGGACAGCATGCTACTGCCGCCCCAGCATGCGTACATGATGCTGCCGCAGATTTGCTTGCCCTTGGCGTCGGTGAACTTGCCCTGGTTGTATACGCTGGCACGTGAGAGGAAGCTGTAGGTGCGCTTGACAGTGGCAAGAGAGAGGCCCTCGCCGCCGGCAATTTGACGGGCACGTTGCCAACCCACTGGCGTGCCACAAGATGATCCGTTCTTTTCCTTGAACCGGAGAGCACGACGCGCGGCAGCTCGGGCTGCCTGTGGGTAGTTACTGTACGTCGCCATTATCTCGTTCTCCAGTGATCGACTTTGCGTAGTCCTGCATGCTGTCGAGTGGCAATTGGTTGACTTGAACCAAGTGCGTATCGCCAGATGGGATGCTGTTACGGTCCTCCAGACTACGAACCTCGTTGATGCTGAGCACTCCGCTGGAAATCAATGTTTGATAATACTCAGCGCGTGCCGCCATGTCACCACGCATCAAGCTGATCATGCTGAACTTGAACTGGTACTTGCTGCGCTCCTGGGGCAGCAACAGCTTACGGCGCAACTCCTGCTCGATGTTCACCAGCCACGGGTGAATTGTGTGTTTGGAGAAGAACAAGTCTTGTTGCTCCACGTTGCTGTACTTCACATCACTGCTCATCTGGATGAGTGACGGAGGTACATTGAAGATGCGGCAGATCTCCTCGACCTGATACTTGCGGGTTTGGAGTGCCTGCGCAGTCTCGGGGGGGATGCCGACGCGCTCGTACTTCAACCCAGCCTCCAGGATGGCTGTCGCATGTGAAGCATTGAGGCCGTGGTACTTCTGGTCCCACGTGCTGCTGAGACGGCGATACTGGTCGTCGCTCAACGTCTTGTCGGTCATCAAGACACCGCTCATGTTGCCACCGCTACCAAAGAAGCTGGCGCCGTACTTCTGTGCGGCATACGACAACCCGATGTTCTCGAGGTGCTCATTGATGGGGCTGATACCACGGAAGCACTCGATAGCAAGGACGTCGTCATTAAACAACGCTTCCTCGTTGTCGCGGTAGAGGTAGATGCGGCGACCGTTAAGATCCTTGGCCTTGATCTGATCGGGAGGCACAAGCATCAAGCTGGTTGGGCGGCCATTTTGATCGCGCTTGATCATGGCGTAGCCACCACCGTGCATCAAGGCATCACTGATGATGTTGACCCAGAAGTGGTACGCGCCCATGTATTCGTTAGGCTCGGAAGAGACGAGGGTGTACGCAATGTGATCCGTGTCACGGCTTTTTTGTTCGCCGTTCATGCGCAACAGATCGACGTCAAGGCTGGCGATCGTGCTCGAGATCTTGTTGATGCAGGCGTACACTGCACTAACGGCCAAAGCTCCCTCCTCGCTGAGGATGACGCCACTGCTAGTGGGCATCCACGGGTAAGCGATTGCAGGATCGTAGCTTCTCTTCTCAGCCTCTTGGGGCGGAGACACAGCCTCGCGGAGACGTGTGAAGAGACCTTTGGGAGAATCAGCCATTGTACGCAAGTATATGCGGGTTCAAATATACAAGGTGCTACCTTGTTCGATTTCTCTTCATTATACGACGCAAAATCGTGTGGAAGCTTTGATAGCAACTGTAGCGGTTGCGGCCAAAGAGCATGAAGTAGTCTTCCTCGACCGACCAGTAAGCATCCACATTTCTTCTGTGTTTGTAGAGACGTCTCTGATATTCGTCGACGAAGCCCTCAGCGGTGTTGAGTTTGCGTGCCAGCTTGAGCTTGTCTTCGCAGTTCATTATATAAATCTGATAGTGTAATCTTCTGGAAACACATCATCCTGCGTCTCTGTCATCGCCTCGCCTACTGCACAAATCAATGCGGTGATGCCGTCAATCTTATCCTGAGACCTGCTCTTGTCTGGCTTGCAGTTCATAGCCGGGTCGTACGTCACCTCTAGGTTGCCAGCCATCCAGCGCAACACAGGGTCACCCTCATGGTTCAGCTTACGCTCAAGCAGCAGCCTGTACACCTCTTTCATAGGGGCACTCATGCTTACGTATCCTTGACCCATGGCTGACATCTCGACTCCGTCTGCTGTTAGATTGATGATGAGTTGGCTACTGTTGTAGCGGTCGTATGCTATACTACGAAGATTGTAGCGCTTCATCAGGCAGTCTTCGTCAAATTTAACGACTCCGTCTTCAACATAGTAGCCTGATATACACTTTCTTATATAGTCGTAGTCTGTGACGTTGCCAGGAGTGACCATGACCTCGTCAGCGTGACGCAGGTCCAAGTAGATGCTAGACTCGTCTTTGTACAGTCTGCGCTCGATCGCATCCTCGGGCAACCAGTAGAATCGCTTGGTGTCGTAGCCTCCTATGTCGTTTGGGCTGACAAGCACAAGACTACAGAAGTCACTGACGCTTGCAAGGTCAAGACCACCGTAGCAGGCACGCTCACCATCCCACTCGACCTTGCCTAGGTCGTTTTCGCGCCACACCTCGTCGGCAACCCAGGTCTCACTGCTGCGGACCCACAGGTTGCAGTGCTTGGTCTTGAAGTTGACCTCCTCGGCACCGCCATAGTTTTTGGCTTGTGTGGCCTGTTGCTTGAGGTAGTCAATGCTGATGCTTTCGCCTAGGCTCGGGTTGGCCTTGATCCAGCAAGACTCGTCACGCCAGTCGTCATCCTCGTCGAGCTCGTAGATCATGCTGAACAAGCTGTCGTCGGTCTTCTTGCCGTCCAACACCTCCTTGCATGTCTTGGCCAACTTGTAACACGGTCCGTCGACATTGAACCCTGCCGTGGTGATTGTGAACATCAACGGCTGCTTGCGTGAACCCATGCTGGACTTGAGCACGTTGTAGACAGCACTGGTTGGGTGGGCGTGGTATTCGTCAACCACGGCCAAGTGGGCGTTAAGTCCGTCAAGGCTGTTCTTGTCACTGCTAAGGGGCTCCGCCTTGCTGTTTGTTTTGTTGACGTGCATGTTGGCGCGGTGAACGCCGATACGCTTGGACAGGCTAGGGCTGCTCTTGACCATGCGTGTGGCTTCGTCAAAACAGATACGGGCCTGGTCGCGCTTGGTCGCACAGAAGTACACCTCGCTACCTTCCTCACCGTCAAAGTCCAACATGGCCAGTGACACACCACTAAGCATCGTGGACTTGCCGTTTTTACGGCCAACCTGGATGTAGGCAGTGCGATAGCGCCTCATGTGCGTGTCGCGGTCAAGCCAGCCATAGATGTTGGCAATGACAAACTGCTGCCACGGGAGCAGGTCAAAGCTCTTGCCCGCAAAGCTGCCCTTGCTGTGTTTGAGGAAACGACTGAAGAAGGCAATGTACTTCTCTGCCGTGTCGGGGTCAAAGTAGTACTGCTCGTGGTCCTGGTCCTCAGCGAACCTCTCGCATGCCAGACGTACGTACTTCGAGGTCACTATGTCCCCGTTCAATACGTCCTCGGCATACTGGACATACGTCAACTCGCTCATGCTTTACCGTGTGCTTGACGTCCTGAGACCCTGGCATGGCAGGAGGTGCATAGACCCCTGATAGTCTCGATGTCGTAAAATCGGTCGTCCTCTCTATCTCGCATACGCACTGGGATGACGTGGTCGGCCACGGTGGCGGGAGTGAGCTTGCCAAGTCGCTCACACAAGACGCATAGTGCATCTCGAGCAAGCACAAGCTTTCGGGTTCTCTGCCACTGTTGAGTGTGATAGCGTGGGTCGGCTTCTCTGATCCGTCCACCCTGTGGCTTCCGCCCCTTTGGCTTCCGCTTCCATGGTCTGCTCTTTTCACGTTTGGGGATGTAGGGCATTACTGGTTCTTGATCGCATCGTAATCATCCTCTTCGTTGTCAAGCAACATGCCCGCAATCTTCTCGCGGTCGACTGGCGATAGCCCCCACTTGGACATCAGTTGTGTGAAGGATTGTTGAGCTTTGGTGTAGGCGGTGTAGATGCCGCTCACGTTGCTCGTGCCATTGTCAAAGTGCTGGACCACGTCGTCGGGGCCGCGCAGTTGATCGGCGGTCCACTTCATGATCATGATGTTCTTGGTCAGTGTGCTCAACCCCACAGCGTCTACAGTGTGGAGGAGCTCATAGTCTTGCAAGTGCGTAGCCAACTGGTTGTATACGTCGCGCTCTTCTGGCGTGAACTCAAACACTGGATCGGGGATCACAGTGCCAATCTTCTTCAACGGTACTGGCTGACGCTCAGGACGCTCGGTGCCTTGCACCTTCTTGAGCGTGATGGTCTTTCGCTGGGCTGTCATAGGCACAAGGTACAACATTCTCGCTTGACCCCCCCTACCCAAAAACTGACGGTAATTATACGAGGC